TACGTGTGGCGCGTCAACACGTACCCCACACGTGCAGGCGCGTGCATGCGTACCCGCCCCCCGGGGTCGCAAAGTCCACAGGACCCTTGTTGGGGCCTCGAGCAGCGGCGGAGTTACGTATTCGCACATACGTAACTCACCGAAGTACGTAAGATGAACTACGTAACTCGCACGGAAGTACGTAACTCGTGAACATCACCACCACAGAGCTCAACCGCAGCCCCGGCAAGTACGTAGATGTGGCCGAGGCTGGGGAGACAGTCCTCATCACCAAGCGCGGCAAGGTCGTGGCCATGCTGGTGCCGGGGGCGGTCTCGGAGATCGTCACCCCCGACATCACCAAGCCGGTGGTCGAGAAGAAGGCGTCGGTCACCAGCTCCAACGTCGACGCGACCCATGTCACCGGAAACTTCGAGGCGACCGGCGAGTGGTACGACGATCCGCCTGAGGATCCCGGTTCGGCTCCCGTGCCCTCCAATCCCAAGCCCTCTGCTCCCGTGGCGCCGGCCACGGTGCCTGAGCCGGTCTACCGTCAGCCCGCGGGCCTGTCCAAGTCTCAGCAGGCTGGTGGGAAGTACGACCGATGAGCGACGACATCAAGCTCGATGTCCGCGATCGCGCCATCGTCGATGCCATGCTGGACGCGCTGATCTTCGGCCAGCTCACCATTGGTCCGTTCGAGGAGGACGGGTCTCTGTCACTGTCCCTCAAGGTCGGTCCCACCACCTACGCCACCGGATCCGAATCGATCGAGACCCTCGCCGCCGACATCACCCATCTGGTCGCCCTGTCCAAGGACCCCAAGATCGTGACCGTCACGGAGCTCGAACGTGGCTGATCGTCACGTGCGAGCCATGGAGATCGCGCTGGGGGTCGATGGCGGCTGCATCTACTGCGTGTCCTCGGCGATCGCGGCGTTGGTCGTCACTCTGCCGCACCACGACTGGGCCACCAGCCTGACGCGAGCCTACGCGCGCAAGGAGCTCAAGCCCTACTACGGTGTCGACGAGTACCTCAAGGAGCTTGACGCGATCACCGCCAAAGAGCTGGCGAAACCTTGACACCTTGCAAGGTTGCAACGTAGCATCAGGGCACCTCGTGAGGTGGGGGGACGCCCCGGGGCAATCAATCACAGAGGTGCAGCACATGACGAACGTCTTCATCGATGGCGCCACCGATCTGGTCGACGACGTCGAGGACGACGCCCGCGTCCGGCCGCACCTGATGGGTTGGGGCGAGGATCCGCCGCCGGCCAAGGACAACACCCGGTGTGATCGCTGCGGCGAGGTCGGTGGCCACGAGGTGCTGTGGCTCGGCATGGTCGAGACGGCCCAGATCCTCGACAGCTACATGAAGAGGAGCCCCGATGCCTGAACGAAGCTACAAGATCGCACTCCGCAGCGCTGAAGAGTGGCAGCGCCTGATGGATCCCAAGGCTCCTCGCCTGCCCACCGAGAAGCTGAGGGTCAACGTCGACCTCGGATTCAAGGTCGATCTCAACAGCGTCGTCAGCCGCTCATTCAGCAAGGGCTACGAGCTGCGCCGCTACGCCAAGGACCAGCGCGAAGAGCTCGAGGCTGCCGGCCGCACGTGGGAGGAGCCGTCTGCCCTGTTCGACCGGATCATGGCCGACTTCCGCGAGGAGCTCGAGCTGGCGCTGCGTGACGCCATGCCGTGGGACGACGAGCTGTGAGCGAGCCGTTCGTCGGCCAGATCGTCCACGTCATCCACCAGATGCACTGCACCGCGGCGATCGTCGTCGATGTCAACTCGGAGGGAGGGGCCGAGGTGCAGGAGTTCCCGCCACTGCTCAAGGCTGCGATCGGACCCGACGGGCTGCCGGCTCTGCCGACGCCAAGCCTCGAGCCCTACGTGGCGTTGAAGTCCGCCCGTCCCACCAGTGGCTGGCACCACCTGAGCGAACATGCCTAAGGTCGCCAAGCGCCACCGCCACAGTCACGACTACGAGCTGGATGAAGGCGTGGCCACGATCGATCCCTGCGCCTGCGGCGAGACGATCATCGCCACCATGCTCGAGGAGGGCTGGGAGCTGGAGGAGGACGAGGACGATGCCTGACCCGGTGACCAAGGATCTGGCTCGCCTGCGCGAGCTGTCCGAGAAGCTCAACAGCCAGCGCTGGGATGTCGACTGGAACCAGCCCAACCTGATCCTCCGCAGCGACGGCTCCGGCAAGCTGATGGCCAAGGGCTTCGATCCCGACGCGGCTGAGTTCATCGTCCTCGCCGCCCGCTACGTTCCCGAGCTGTGGAGGGGTGATGCCTGACATCAGCATGCTCGACCTGCGATCCAACCTGAGCGCCATCGTCCGCGACGTCGAGGCCGGCCATACCTATACCGTCAAGCGCTTCGGCAAAACGGTCATGATGCTGGTGCCCGCCGGGACCGTGGTCGACATCGATCCGACGCTGGCCTACATGGAGCACATCCAGAACGTCCACGACGAGGGCAAGAAGCCATGAGCCGCCAGCACTGGGTCACGTGGCGCTGCGACCGATGTGGAACGACCGAGACAGTTGCCGCCAAGAGCGACGCGCGCATCCCCGAGGGCTGGCGCAAGCTGAAGCCCCCTGAGGGTATGGAGCTCGACCTGTGCGGCGCCTGCGGCGCGGAGTGGGACGACGCCTTCCCGTTGTTCTTCGAGCGCTTCACCGGCAAGCCCATCGTCGAGGAGCACACCGTCATCGACGACGAACTCGAGGAGCTGGATCCCGAGACCAATCCGAGCTGGGACAACCCGCACCCGGACGGGCCGTCATGACTGAGAAGAAGATCAAGCTCTGTCACCACGAGCTCAGAACCGGGGGCTCGCCGTTCGAGGTCATGTTCCTGTGCCAGAAGGACGCCGGCCACTCTGGCCTGCACCGCTGGTATTCCTCTCTCGAGACGGAGCGCGCGAGGGTCTGGACCGATGACGGTATCGACTTCCTCGAGGGTCCGTATGCCCTGCACGAGCAGCCAGACGGCATCACCTGCAACGACCTCTTCTCCGACCCCAACGACGGCACCGAGATCGGCTGCGTGCGGCCCAAGGGTCACTCAGGCCAGCACGGCAACTACCACGACGAGGACAGCCCGACGATGTGGTCCGGCTACGATGTGCTGCCGGCTGCACTCGCGGCTACGCCGTGGGGCACTGACGAGGGCATGCACCCGCTGGGGGCCGCCATCAGTGCCCACTTCGAGGTCGTCATCGCCAACGGCATCGCCAAGCCTCATGAGCTGCGCCTCAACGGCATGAAGCTGCCCAACGTGCGAGAGCTGACCGTCGAGTACAGCGTCGGCGACGCGCGCACCGTGATCGTCGAGATCGTCGCCACGTCAGTGACCGAGGTGCCCGAGTAATGGCCGGCAAGCTGTACGAGTCCTTCAAGGAGGCGATCCTCTACGACGCGGCCGACTTCGACTTCAACAAGGCATACGACGCCACCAAGGCCATGGCCAAGGTCAAGGTCACGCTGCCTGACGCATCAGAGCTCGACGCGGTCATCACCGCCATGAGCCACACCATGTCGAGCAAGGGAGCCGCGACCACCACCGTCGAGTGGGCCACGCTCGACGGCAAGTACACCGGGTCTGCCGAGGTGCCCTACTTCGAGGTCGTCGAGGGCGTCGCCCTGACCCTGAAGGCCGACTCGTTCTTCAAGCACTACCCGTCCCAGCCCGACTACACCTCTCCTTGGTTCGAGCCCAAGCTCAAGCCCAAGGAGATCGCGGTCGACCTGTCCCAGATCGAGGCCGACCTCGCCGCGCTGCCTTCAGCCCACCCGTTCCTCATCGATCCCGCCGCCTCAGGCTCAGGCTGGAACGACCACAGCCACAGCCACTACAGCAACCCGCTCGGCAAGGTCACCGAGGTCGTCCAGAACATCGGGGGCCTGAGCTTCGACGCCATCATGTTCGACGAGCCGCTGACCGTGGAGAATGGCGACGAGGTTTCAATCGCGTGGACCGCCGACGGTCTCATCAGCGATGTGTCGGTGCCGAAGAAGAAGGTCCAGAGCAAGAAGCTGCAGGAGGCCAATGCCGAGGTCGTGATGAAGAAGGCCATCGCCGAGGCGGCAACGACTCTATGGGCCGGGCTGCACTCGAACCCGTGGCCCGACAAGCTGAACACCCTGAACGGGGTTCACTCATTCCAGCTGGCCGACGGCACCATGCTGGAGGTACTGTTGACCGTCAAGCCCAAGGAGGTGAAGCCATGACCACTGAGACCCTGACCAAGACTGCCACCGAGACGGAGGTCGTCGAGCTGCCGCTCGAGGCACCGCCCCGCCCCCTCAAGCTGAGCGAGGCCATGCGCCTTGGCTCGATCGCCACCACCCCCACCGAGTCGGGCTGGACCGACAAGGACGGCGGCACCTGCGCCATGTCCGCTGCGTGGTACGCCCTGACCGGCGGCAGCGACAACGACGCGAACCACTCGCCGCTCGTCAGCCTGCTGGATCAGGCCCGCGTCCCTCACCCCACCCACGGTGGGGTCCAGAACCTGACCTCCATCATCATCGACCTACACGACGCCAAGAAGTGGTCTCGCACCCAGACTGCCGACTGGCTCGAGAGCATCGGGCTGTAGAGGAGATACGACCATGGGAATCTTCGGACCGGATCCACTGACGCGTGAGCTGACCACCGAGGTCCGCGGACTGCGCGTCGACATCGCCAACCTCAAGATCGAGCGCGAGGCGGCTGCTGAAGAGCGCAAGCTGGCCGACACCGTCGTCGAGCTCAAGACCAAGATCAGCGACCTGACCATCGAGGCCGATCGCATTCAGGAGGACTACGACCGGCAGGAGCGCGAGACGCGCCACGAGGTTGGGCTGCTGCGCAAGCAGACCGAGACCGAGGCCGCCCTGACCAAGCAGGAGGCGATTCTCGAGGTCCGTGAGGAGAACCTGTCCGCGGAGCGCACTCGCTTCGAGGAGCAGATGAAGTTCACCGCCGAGCGCTTCGAGCGCGAGGTCAGCTACCTGCGCGACATCATGGGCCAGATCATGAAGCGGCTGCCCACGATCGAGGTCGACCTGAGCCGCTCCGTGACCGACGGTCCGGCCAAGGTCAACGGCCACGCCGAGGCTGACTGATGGCCGGCGACTACCTGTACAACGCCTTCAACCCTCAGTGGTCGAGCAACGCAACCACCGCGAACATTGTCTACACCGGCAACAGCACGATCGGTATCACCGGAACGGCTGCGGCGCTGGGCGTGCCGATCGCAGGCTGGTCGGACGTCTCGATGCAGGGCGCGGCCCGCAAGGTCGATCCGCTGGATTGGCTCAAGGGCCGGGTCGGCGAGTACGTCGAGATGGGCACGCTGAGGGACTGATGGACCTGTTCGTGGCCGGCGTGGTCATGGGAGTGGTCATCGGGGGCCTGATCGTGGCGATTGGGCTCGCTGCGGCCCTCGATGGCCTCTACAAGCGGGTTTCAGAGCTCGAAAAGGGCCAGAACGGCCCAGAGAGGCCGGAAACGGCCGGAAAGGGCGTATAATGGTCTCAAACGGCTCAGAACGGTCAGAAACGGCCCCAGACGACTATCGGCTTGCTGGAGGGGTCTGGCCGAGGCCCGTCGACGATCCCGACTACTGCGGGGGTCTGTACGGGGTGGCGGTGGTCTGGTTCGCGGCCGGACTGATGGTCGCGGCGCTGATGATCGCGATCTGGCTGGTTACGTAGGAGGTGCAGTCATGGCGAACGCGTCGATGGCGAGCTTCTGGTCCCGCGTCGACTCCTCCGGGGACTGCTGGCTCTGGACCTCGCACCTCGGCCACAACGGCTATGGCCGGACGGGGTGGGCGGGTGGCACTAAGCCGGCGCACGTCATTGCCAAGGCCATGCTCTCCGGGTTCCCGACCGATGGTCGCCAGCACGATCACCTGTGCCGCACCCGGGCTTGTGTGAATCCGACGCACCTCGAGCGCGTCGACACTCGAACCAACCTGCTGCGTGGCGAGACCCACGCTGCTGCCAACGCCGCTAAGACGCACTGCCTGCGAGGGCACCCGTTGAGTGGCGACAACGTCTACATCCGCCGGGATCGCCCGCGGACTCGAAACTGCCGCGCATGCATCGCGCTGCGCAGCCAACGGTTCAAGGAGGTGCAGTGATCGCTAAGGGCGACAAGATCAACGTCGTCTACGAGCTGAGCCCGGGAGTCACCCGGGAGCTCGAGGTCGTGGCCGACGGGGTCGGTCGGACCGTCGAGTTCAGCCGCGACGACAAAAAGAACCTCGTGACGATCGAGGTCGCTGGCCGCGCGGGCACCGCGACCCGCACGATCAACCTGCGGGCCGACAAGGTGATCCTTGTCGAGGAGGTGCCGGCATGAGCTCCACCCCCGCTCAGCATCCCAAGGCCCCCGACGCCAGTCCGACCTGCCCACGCTGCAACTACTGGGCGCAGCACGCAGCCGATCACGTGCCGATCCGTGCATCCAAGGGCGACTGGCCGAGGGGCATCGATCAGGTCAAGGCGCAGGACATCCTCAACCGCGCCTTCCCCCAGAAGCAACGCAGCTATGGCTGACCCCATCCCCCCAGCAGAGCAAAGCCCGACCGAGGCAGCGACGACCGGCTACTCGTTCGCCACCAAGGCGGCAGCGAAGTGGCTGGCGTTGTGCGATGACCAGAAGAGCGACCTTCGCGGCGAGATAGCGACGGCGTTCCTCGCCATTGAGGCCGAGGCCCGCGCTACCCCTCCCGCCGCAGCGCCCTTCACGGTGTACGACCGCGAGACTCGCAACGCCATCGGGGATCAGTCATCGCTTGCCGTCGCCTATGAGGGGGCCGCACCACCGGCTACCAATCGGCTACGAGAGGCGCTGGACAGGCACGCTGCAAGGATTCTGGCTATCACGGTGCAGGAGACGTTGCCAGCCCGGCTGCGACAGGAGCTCCAAGATATTGCTATCGCCATCCGTGCTGTCCTCGCCTCTGCTCCTACCGATGGGCTGCGAGCGGCGCTGGAACGGCTGCTCATTTATGCCGAGGCCAATACACCGGACGGCCCTACACCCGGTGCATTGCGAGAGGCGCGTGCCGCCCTCGCCTCTGCTCCTGTATCGGACGGACGAGTGGAGCCGATGGAAGTGATGGACAGACTCATTCAGTTGCACGGCTGCGCGGATGGTGACACTGGAATCCCTTGCGCTCATCATTCCGCAGAACGCGCATTTTACGCCCGCCTGTCCACCACAGAGGCGACGGAATGATCAGCCTTGCGGATCAGCCCTATGTCGTCACCCTTACCGACAACGAGGCCGCCGATGGCGGCGACATCCTGCTGCTCGGGGCGAGTGGACCCGACAACCCTCAGGGCCTGATCCTCGCCGGCAACGTGCTCGAGTGGTATCCGCTCGACAAGATCCACGTCCACACCCAGCTGGGCGAGTGGGTCCCGGTTCTCGATCAGGGCGACGACGAAGAGCCCGAAACGTAGGCGGACTTCGCACGGCGTGCTAATGTGCGCGCAACACGCGCCGGCTTCCGACCCGAACTGCGGGTCCGTCATTCACTGGCTGGCCGTCCCCGGAGACGCCCATGAACCGTACCGGCAGGTACCGGGATGCGAGGCGTGAGTACGTCACCGCTCCCGAGCCGATCTCGATCCGCCAGCTGGCGCCCAAGTACGAGCGCAGCTACAGCGCCATGGCGCGCATGGCGCGCATCGAGGGCTGGGAAGCCGAGCGTCTGGCGTACCACAACCGGACCGAGGAGATCGTGGCCCACACCGCCTCCACGGCTCTGGCTGAGCGCCTGATCAACCTCAACGACAACTTCCTCGCCGCCACCGAGGAGTCGATCAAGGTCTACCGTGAGAAGCTCGCCTCAGGCGACATCACCCCCGTGCCGGCCGACATCACCAAGCTGGTGATGACCGTGCGCGACATGCTGGCCCCGCGCAAGGCCGAGGAGAGCTCGGATGGACCTACCCCCGGACTCCACATCTCCGAGTCAGGACTCCGCAGTCTCGCAGGCCTTGTTGAGACAGCTGCACGAGGCCGACTTGCCGCCGGAGGAGTGGGAGAGGCTGCTGAACCTAAGCTTGTCGGCTCAAGCGAAGGATGACGTCTTCAAGTTTGGCGAGTACGTCTTCGGACACGCCGCCGCGGCCCATCACCGTGAGATGGTCGACTTCATCCGTGAATGCCGCCGGGATGGTGTCAATGGGCTCGTGCTGGAGCCTCGTGGTTTCGCCAAGAGCACGTGGGGCAACAGCATCAACAACGCCCACTGGATTGGTAACGAGCCCGACGTTCGGCTCGGTCTGTTCAGCAAGTCCGCCGACCACGCCGCCGCCTTCAGCCGAGGAATCCGCTGGACCCTAGAGCGCAACGAGCGCTACATCGAGGTCATGGGTGCCCTGCAGGGCGACACCAAGTGGACCGACACCGAGTGGCTCAGGAAGGGCTCTCGCTGGCAGGGATCCCAGTACGCCACCCTGTACTCGCAGGGCGTGGGCGGCCAGATCGTCTCGAAGCGCTTCGACGTCATCTTCTGCGACGACATCCTCGACGGCGAGAACACGGCCACCCGCGAGCAGATGACCAAGACCGAGGACTGGTTCTGGCAGACCCTGTACCCGTGTCTGGCGCCCGACGGTGTCGCAATCGTGGTCGGCACGCGTTGGGCCGAGGACGACCTGTACCAGACCCTGATGGATAAGGGTTGGCGGGTCATGAAGCGGTCGGCCCTGATCCCGGGCAAGGGCGCCAAGATGGCCAGCCTGTGGCCCGAGCTGTGGCCGGTCGACAAGCTCATGAACCTGAAGAAGGAGATGGGCGCGGCGCGCTTCGCGTGCGCCATGCTCAACGACATCAGCGGGCTGATGGAGGGCGACGTTTTCCAGAGCCGCCACTTCAAGTACCTCGAGGACATGCCGCGTGACCGGCCTCTGACCATCCGCATGGGCGTCGACCTCGCCACCTCCACCCGTGAGCGAGCCGACTGGACCGCCTGCGTGGTCACCGCCGAGGACGAGTCCGGCAACTTCTACGTCCTCGACTACGACCGCATCAAGATCGCCTCCGGCCACGACGCGTGGATCTTCTCCAAGTGGACGGCCTACTCCGAGAAGTGGGGCCACATCGGTCTGGTGCCGATCGAGTCGGTGCAGGCTCAATCGATGGTGGTCGAGGACATGTTCACCCGCTATCCCGAGGTCCCGGTCAAGAAGCAGGTCGCCGACAAGGACAAGCGCACTCGCGCCACCGCTGTCGCCAACCGCTACGAGGCCGGCAAGGTCTATCACCTCAGCCACCTGCGTGAGAGCGATTTCGAGATCGAGCTCACCAGCTTCGACCGCGGTCACGACGACCTCGTCGACTCTCTGGGCTACAGCTTCCAGATGAGCGACCGGGGCGGCCTCGTCTTCGGATCACTACCGAGGTAACTGATGCCAGCACAGATGCGAGACTCGTGGGGCAACTGGGTCGACGTCGACCAGATGGTCAACGCCGGGGGAGAGCAGACCGTCCGGCTGCTGGGACCGTATACGCTCGACTTCGACTATCCCAACGTCAACAGCGAGCCGGAGTTCTTCGGAGACGCGTTGGCTGTGGGGACGCTTGTCATCCGTGGCTTCGGGTTTGTGACGGCGGGGTTTGAGGCTGCTGAACTCAATCCGATCGTGCAGGTCGTGATTGGCGATGCCAGCGACTATCCGGTGCTCGCATGGAACGCTGATGCCGACAATGCGGCGGGCGTCGCGGGCAAGCTGCTGGTCGAAGAAAACCTAGACGTGCAGAGTCCGCCACGAGCGTATGTTCCGTCTGGTGCGCTGGTCATTGGGTCCGGCCAGAAGTTGGGTGGGGTCATCTGGCACGACACCGGCACTTTGACTGCCGGATCGGTCGACATCTACGCCCTCATCGCGGAGCCTGCCTAATGGACAACGGCACCGAGCTCGAGTTCCGCGACGGCAGGTTCGTGGTCCCCGACTATCTGGCCGACCTGATGAGCGAGTTCGACACGACCATGTACACCCGCCAGCAGGCGGTCGACAAAGTCAACTCGGGCATGCTCACGCAGCGGCTGGACCGTGCCCAGCAGGACACCATCAAGCAGCACTTCGAGAAGGTGAGGACCGATGGGTCTCGTTGAGCGCATCGCCGACATCAGCAAGGCGCTGAGGACCACTCCCAAGAAGGATCCCATCGCCGCGTCCGTGGCCGCGGTCACCAACGGTGGCGCCCAGATCGGCAAGGCCAACGTCCAGCAGTTTCGCGCTTGGGCGCGTGGCTCTGAGTGGATCCGGGCCGCGATCAACATCCGCAACAACCAGATCGCCACCGCCGAGTGGGACATCGTCCCCGTCGACGAGAGCAAGCGCTACAGCAAGCGGCTGCAGGCTCAGCTGCAGGAGCTGTTCGACACCCCCAACCCGGAGGACCGCAACTTCCCGACCTTCGCCATGAAGGTGGTCGAGGACATCCTGACCCTCGATGCTGGAGTGATCGAGAAGGTTCGCAGCCTCGACGGCGTCGTGCGCCAGCTGTGGCCGGTCGACGGCGGCAAGGTCAAGGTCAACGCGCTGTGGGACGGGGATCCCGACGAGCCGCGCTTCTACTGGTACCCGCTGTATCAGGGCGACCCCAAGGACGCGGTGCCGTTCAAGGCCAGCGACATGCCGTACATCATGTCCAACCCCTCGAGCTACCTGCCGATCGGGGTCAGCCCGCTGGAGACGCTGAAGTACGCCGTCGACGCCATGCTGCTGGGCGATGCCTACAACGTGCGCCAGATCACCGGCGCCGCCCCCGACGGCATGATCGATCTGGGCGAGGGCGCCGGCGACAAGCAGGTTCAGGACTTCCGGCGCTACTGGATGGCAGAGGTCGCGGGCAAGGGCGCGATGGCCTTCGTGGGTGGCTCCAAGGGGGCCAACTTCATCCCGTTCCGGCAGTCGCACCGCGACATGCAGTTCCTCGAGTTTCAGGTCTGGTACGTCCGCAAGGCTGCAGCCGTGTACGGCCTGAGCCCTCAGGATCTGGGCCTGACCATGGACATCAACCGCGCCAACGCAGAGCAGCAGGCAGAGCAGACCGAGGACCGTGGTCAGCGACCGCTGATGACCTTGGTGCAGGAGGCGCTGACGCGCGAGGTGATCTGGGACGCCGGCTTCGGCGGGCGCGACAACAACCTCCAGTTCGTCTTCAAGCGCCTGAACCTCAAGGAGTCTCTGACCAAGGCGCAGATCAACGAGATCGCCCTCGGTGGAGCCGCGTGGAAGACGGTCGACGAGGCGCGGATCGACGACGGACGGCCCCCGATTGGTGGCAAGCTGGGCAACGCGCTGCTGATGCGGCTGTCGAATGGGGTGGTCATGCTCGACGACAGCATCCCCACTGCCGGCGATCTGTTCAAGATTCAGGAGAAGGCTGCCGAGAAGCCGGCACCACAGCTCCCGGGAGGTGGAAGCAATGGCGTACGAGGTAATGGCGCTGCTGGAGGCGCTGCGGCGAGCTCTGGCTCTAAGCCCGGAGGAGGAGATTCGAGTCGCTGAGGCCATGGTCGCCTCACTCCACGGGCAGGGTCTGCGCCTGATCTCGGACGGCGTCTCGATCGATGATTGACGGCTTCGAGCGGGTCCTCGTGCTGGGGGCCCACCCGGACGACGAGATGGGATGCTCGGGCCTGCTGTTCGAGCTCGTGGAGCGAGGAGCCAAGGTCGAGGTCGTCATCTTCAGCCAGTGTCAGGATCTGAACGGTCCGGAGCTGCTGGACGAGCACCGCGAGGCGCTGATCATGCTCGGCATCAGCACCGAGCCGACGCTGTACGACTTCGCCAACCGGCTTCTGCCGGCGTACCGATCCGAGATCCTGAGCGCGCTCGATGATCGGCGCGGGGAGTTCGATCTGGTCCTGTGCCCGACCACCTTCGATGCCCATCAGGATCACGCCACCGTGGCGGCCGAAGCGAAGCGAGCGTTCAAGGACGCCACCGTCCTCGGTTATGAGCTGCCGCTGAACTCGTTCAACGGGACCCTGTCGGCATACGCGCAGCTGTCGAGCGGTGCGATGGATGCCAAGCAGATGCACGTGGCGGCCTATCGCAGCCAGCGCACGAAGTCGTACATGAACCCGACCTACGTCGAGGGTCTGGCACGGGTCCGCGGGGTCCAGTGCGGGGCACGGTGGGCCGAGGCGTTCGAGGTTATTAGATGGGTGCTGTGATCGAGCTCGCCGGCGTGGACGTCGACCCGACCGCGACCATCAACGTCAGCGAGCGACTGGTCATCGGCACGGACTCCAAGGTCTCCGCCGGCTGCGTGATCGAGGGCCGTGACATCGAGATCGGCAACGGCCTCTGGATGCTGCCCGGTGCGGTCATCGGCGGCGGATCGGCATTCGAGAAGGCGTCGGTCCTGCGCGCGGGCCACTACCTGCACATGGGGCGCGACACACTGATCAACACCGCCCGTGCCGTATATATCGGCGACGAGGTCGGTCTGGGCACCGGCACCAAGCTCTTCACTCACGGCGCCTACCTGTCGGAGCTCGAGGGCTTCCCGGTCAGCTTCGGCGAGATCACCATTGGTGACCGGGTCTGGCTGCCCGGAGCGACGGTCAACCCGGGCGTCGACATCGGGGATGATGTGGTCGTAGGGGTAGGCTCACTGGTGCTGAGTGATATACCATCCGGATCACTGGCGGTCGGGACGCCAGCCAAGGTGATCCGCGAGGGAGCGTATCCCACCAGAATGACCGACGGAGAACTGCTCCAGTGGTGGAACGGCTTCGTCGACGCCTTCCCCGACCGGCACATCGCGGAGCGCCTGATCTTCGACCCCAAGGCGAGGACGATCTCCACCGCTCGCTCGATGTTCTTCCTCGACCTGCCGCGCAAGATCATCGGCGTCGTTGACCGCGACTCAGAGAGGCTGCGGGACGAACTTCGCCGGCGCGGGATCCGCTTCTACGCCAGCCCCATGGACGGACGCTACTGGGCGTGGAATGGCTAGGGGCCTGCGGGTCCTGATCAGCAACGCGGGAGAGGACACCGGCGGCGTCGCTATTGCGATCCAGCGCGCTTTCGAGAGATATGCGCCCAACTGGACCGTCGTTGCTATGCGCGGCCAAAACAACTACATCGACTACCCCCAGCACCTTGGCTGGGACCGGGCACTGTTCGACGAGCTGTGGGACTGGGCCGACGTCATCCACACCATGGAGAACATCGACAACCTGATCGAGATCCGCAACCCGCCGGGCAAGCCGATCGTGCTCCACCACCATGGCCAGATCTATCGCCAGTGGTCGGACCACCTGAACGAGGTCTCCGCGGCCCACAACCTGATCCAGATCGGGTCGACCATCGATCTCGAGACCTACGGCCCCACGAAGTGGCTGCCGAACCCGATCGACGTGGTCTGGATGCAGGCCATCCGGCACCAGTACAAGCCACCTCCGGGCAGGAGCAGGGTGCGGTTCGTCCACTCTCCGACGGCGTGGCGGGCGGCCAAGGGCACTGACCAGTGGCAGGCGGCGGTCAAGGCGGTGGGGGCCGAGCTCAAGCTGACGGAGAAGGCATCGTGGACTCAGGCGCTGGCCGACAAGGCCACTGGCGACGTTCACCTCGACCAGCTTCTGCACGGCTACGGCAACTCAGGCCTCGAGGCCATGGGCATGGGTCTGCCGGTCGTATCTGGCGGGCTCAACGAGATCGAGAGCCTGATCATCAAGCGGGCCGGCATCTTGCCTTACCACCCGGCCATGGACAGGGTGCCTGAGGCAATCGCCGAGATCATGGACCCGGCGGCCCGGAAGGATGTCGCGGACCGCGGCTGGACCTACGTCAATGACTTCCATGCGCAGGAGAAGGTCGTCGCGCGGCTCAAGCGTATATACACTGAGGCACGCGATCGATTCAAGTCCGACAGCGGAGAGCCGTGGTGAGCCTGTACCGGATGGTCGAGGGCAGCCTCGAGGAGCTGGTGGCTCAGTCTGGCATCCCGTACCCGAACCCGCACCCCTACACCGATGTCACCCTGCTGGTAGTGGCATGGAACGAGTCGGAGCGCATCGGCAAGCTGCTGGAGTACCTCAAGGAATACTTCGTCCATTCGGTGGTCTGCGTGCAGGAGTCGAGCGACGACACCTTCGCGATCGCGGCGTCGGTCATGAACCGACTCACGGACAAGGTGATCACCGATCGTCACTGGGGCCACGGGGACGCGTCGTTCCCGCGGATGGTCAAGGCCACCGATACGAAGTGGGCGTTCGTGGTCAGCTGCGACGAGTGGCCGACTCGCGAGCTGCTGGACTCGATGTGGACCGCGATCGCCGTGGCACAGCAGCACGAGAAGACGGAGGAGGCGGTCTGGTTCCCGTTCCACTCATGGATCGATGACCTGCCGGCGTCGGAGAGCGGCCACCTGAGGTTGTTCCAAAAGCGGGTCGGCTGGCCCAACACCCTGCACTCGCGGCCAGCCACCCATCACGCGATCTACTGGCCGTACGGGGCGTTCGAGCACCGACGCAGCCTCGACGAGATGGTGCGGGACTACCTGAGCTACTACAAGGTCGGGCGCGGGCACGAGAGCTGGGACGCCCACAACCTCGCTCAGCTGCGCGGGACGTGCGAGTTCGTCGCCACACACAAGGGCTGGGACTACGTCACCGCCTTCGACTGGTGGCCCGAGGTCAAGGATCTCGCCTTTGGAGAGGAGAAGCCATGGGAAAGCCCATGATCAAGTTCACCCCGGACCAGCCGTTGACCCATCAGGAGCTGCTGATCGACTTCAGTGACCTGCCGTCGGACCTCGAGTTCAGCGTCAATGTCACCGGCCCGCTGGCACAGCCGTACTGGGCCACCCTGAAGAGCGACCCCATCGGTCAGGCGCAGCTCTTCTGGCGCACGCAGGCCGCCGGCGACTATCAGGTCCGCGCCAAGGGCAACGGCTTCACGGTCGACGGCTCATTCAGCGTGGCGAAGCAGGAGGGCGAGCCCGAGGGCGAGCCGACACTTGCCGACGTCAAGACGGTCGAGGAGACCGAGCCGACGCCGGATCCGGAGCCGAAGCCGGGCGAGACGACGCCGAGCGAGGCGAAGCCGCGTGCCCGACGCAAGACCACCAGCACGAAGACCAGCGCGAAGCCGCGCGCCAAGCGCACCACCGGGTCGAAGGCCCGCTAGGAGGAGACATGGCGATCACTGTCCGCTGCGGCAACGTCGATCAGGGCACCGGTGACATCCGCGCCACCATCGACGCTTGCCACTTTGAGGTCACTGACCTCGACGTCAACGACGATGAGGGGGTGCCCAAGCAGTACCGCTTCAACGTCGACCCCGATGATCCGACCGTGGTCGGCTCGGGCTACAGCCATCTGTTCACGCCCAACGCGGACGGCTGGCACGAGTGGGACGGGTTCATCTTCCCAGAGTCCGGCTCGTGGACGATCTCGATCCACGACGAGCTCGAGGATGACGACAACGTCCAGACCTTGGCCGTCACGGCGGTCTGACCATGTCGCTCACCGAGGAGCGATACATCCTCAACGTCAACGACGGCGTCGACACGATTCATCGGGCCGCGGGTCTCACCGAGAACTGCAATACCGATGACGTCGTGGGCAAGAAGAACATCGACGTCGCGACCGCGGCGGCTATGCTCGACAAGGGGCAGGCCGTGCGGTGCCAGCACTGCAACAAGGAGTAGGAACATGGAACAGTTCCTGAATCCCGCCACGCTGCTCGGTACGCTCACCCTGCTGCTCGTCGTCGACGTGCTGCTCGGCGCCGCCGCCGCAGCTGCTGCGGGCACATTCAAGTGGGAGTACCTGTACGCCGTTGGCCGCACGAAGGGGCTGGTCCTGTTTCAGGTCGCCGTCCTGTCGTTCGCATCGGTAGCTACGGACTTCCTCGACTTCGAGCTCGTCGGCCTTGACGCCGACCCGTTCATCATCTTGGCGATCCCGTTGGCGATCACCTTGGCGGCAAGCACGATCGCCTCGATCGCTGACAACATCGGCAAGAAGGATCTGACAGCGCCGCAGGGCGTGGCTCCCGTCTCAGTCCCCACTCCGCCCGACAAGGGCTAACCGATGCCCGTAGACAGGGTCCGAGGCGAAGACCTGACGCCGAAGGCGGAGATCAACGCGGCGATGTTCTCGGGCGAGTTCGAGGTCGTCGCTGACGCGATCAGCATCGATGATGGCGAGGTGTCCGGGCGCTTCGAGAAGGGCGAAGTCGTCCAACTCGGCCGAGATGCCGCCCGGGCCCTACTGCGCGAGGGTTCCATCAAGAGGCCCACGAAGTGATCTACGAGTGCGCCCACGCGCACGGCCCCAACACCGTCCACGCCGTCATCGTGAGGGCTAACGGGGCGATCGAGGATCTCGGCGTCAGCACCAACCTGCGGACCACCGCGGGCATCGACTGGCAGGCCGACGTGATGGGCCACTCTACCCAGCCGTCCGAGGCCCAGTGGATCGCCCTGACCACTGACACCGCCACACCGGCGGCAGGCGACACGACGTTAGCTGGCGAGATCACCACCGGCGGTTTGGACCGAGCTCAGGGCGCATACACCCATACCAGCGGGGTGGCCAGTTACAAGATCACGAAGACTTTCACCGCCACCGCCATCCACACCGACATCCACAAGGTTGGCCTGTTCACCGCCAGTTCGTCAGGCATCATGCCCTTCGAGAGCGTGCTGAGCAGTAACGGCGACCTCGAGGAAGACGACACCATCACAATCGAATGGACGGTACTCATCTAGTGGTCCCGATCATCACTCCTCTGCGCCGCTGGGCGTGCCCGAACTGCAAGCAGACCGCGATTACCCGCGAGGCCAAGCCTCACGCGCGCATGCACGTCTGCCCGGGGCTGAGGGGCCTCGTCGCGCCCCTCATCGAGGAGGGCGTGAAGGTGCAGGTGACCGCGATCGAGCGCGAGGACTACGTGGGCAACGAGCTTGTCCAGACCGACGACACAGGGCGGCCGGTCATGGCCGTCCGCACCGACTACACAGACGGCCGCAACGATGTGGCCGTTCTGGCACCGACAGCGACAGGAGGGCTTTGACCCATGGCGAACACGAAGAGCGAAGGCACGGGCGAGGCTTCTGACGCTTCGGCGGCCACGCAGGACGGCGACGCGGAGAACTTCGAGGAGGGCTCCCGCGAAGACCACGAGGCGGCAATCAAGGAGAAGCTTCGAGACGAGGCCAACCAGCTTGTCGAGTCGGCCCAGACCGCGGTGGAACGGGCTGAGGAGCATCTGGCCGGAGCCAAGGAAGCCCTCAAGGAAGCGAAGGCCAACCGGTCAGAACTGGGAGATAAGTAGCCATGGCATGGTCTAACTCGAAAATCTTCATGGCGTTCATCGAGGATTGCCTCGAGAACACCACGGCGATGGACATCGACAGCAACACCCACAAGGCGGCGCTGTTCGACAACTCCATCACCCCATCCCAGACGGTGGCTGCAGCCTCCACCGCGTTCGGTGCCGGCGTGTGGGCATCGGGTCAGGTCTTCGACGGCGCAGAGTGGGCGACCGGCGGGGTGGCGCTGACAGGCGTGGCCTCGGGCTTCAGCTCGAACGTCTACACCTTCGACGCCACCGACACCCCGTCAACCGGTACCAGCGCCACCTTGGCGGCGGTGTTCGGTTGCCTCGTCTACAACGACACGATCACGACCCCGGTCGCGGATCAGGGGATGACCTACAACTACTTCGGCGGCACCAACTCGGTGACCGATGGACAGTTCACGATCGTGTGGAATGCCTCGGGCATCTTCACCCTGACCCTGTAGCCGATGGCCACAGCCATCTCCCCGTCGCGCTTCTCGGTCGCGGAGGGGGGCGCTACGCTCGCCCTCCCCTACAAGTCGTCGCGCAGCCTGACGGGCAGACCCGCCGCCGGAGTACGGCGCGTGCTGGTGGTTGTCCACGGCAACAGCCGCAACGCGCTCGATTACTACAGGTATGCCGTCGATGCGGCGAAGCTGGCCGGGTCCGACTCCGTGATCGTGGCCCCGCAGTTCCTCACCGCCGCTGATTCGCCGCCGTCGGGTGTCCTGTATTGGTCCGAGGGCGGCTGGAAGAACGGGTCGAAGTCGCAGGACAGCCCACGGTCTCGTCCGTTCAGGATCAGCTCCTTCGAGGTCATGGACCGGCTGATCGTTGCGATCCGGCACGCGTTCCCGAACGCATTGGTCACGCTCGCCGGGCATAGTGCAGGCGGCCAGCTCACCAACCTCTACGCTGCGGCGGGCGACGACGGCGTAGATCGGTTCGTGCCGATGAACCCCGGCTCGTATATGTACCTCAACGCCCAGCGTCTCGTGGACGGCGCATGGGCCGTCCCGTCCGGCTGCTCCGACTACGACGAGTACAAGCACGGCCTCTCCAGCTTGGATGCCGTGGGCTATGTCGGGGCGCTGGGGCCGGACACGCTGCGGGCTCGATACACGACACGAGACGTCCGCGTTGCTCTAGGCGACCGGGACGTGGACCCCAACGACCCGGAACTCGACACGAGTTGCGCCGCCGAGGCTCAGGGTGCGTTCCGTTACGAGCGTGGGCTCCGCTTCGCCCGCCACGTCGCCGCCTTCTTCCCCGCAGCTCGACTTACTACTCTCGTCGTCGCTGGGGTAGCCCATGAGGGTCGGAAGATGATCGCCGCACCCGAGACTCGCCCAGCCTTGTTCGCCTGATGGCAATCCCCACCCTCGCCTCCGCCCTCGTAGCGGGTTCGTCAGGCGCCTCGAGCATCACGCCGACGTGGCCGACCCACCAGACCGATGACATCGGCCTCCTGTTCGTCGAGTCATGTGGCGGCGAAGCGGCCAGTCTCTCCACGCCATCGGGCTTCGTGCAAGTCACGGGCTCGCCGCAATCGACGGGCGCGGGGACCGCTGGGACACGGATCACCGTGTTCTGGGTGCGCTGTACATCGAGTGCGATGGCGAGTCCAGTCGTCGCGGACGCCGGCGATCACGTCTACGGCCGTATCGCGGTGTTTCGTGGCTGCGTCAACAGCGGCAACCCGTGGGACGTGACCGGCGGCGGCGTCAAGGCATCGGCGTCCACGTCACTGACCGTGACGGGGATCACGACCACCCTGCCCGACGACCTGATCGTCATCGGTGCCACTCGTGACGACGACCTATCAGCGGCCGAGTTCAGCGCGTGGTCGAACGGCGGACTCTCGAGCCTCACCGAGCACGGTGACGCGGGCACAACCTCCGGCAACGGCGGCGGTCTCGCCATCGTGTCGGGTGGGCTGGCGGTTGCTGGCCCCACCGGCGATACGACCGCCACCGTGGTCAGCAGCGTCAATGCATTCCTGACCATCGCGTTGAAAAGCAACAGCGGCCAAGGGCCGTACCGGAACCCCATGAGTCAACTGCTCGCCCACTAGGAGATCCCGATGGCGGTCTACTCAGTCACCATGCAGAACCAGACCATCGTGGCCGACGCCACGCTGGTCATCATCCACACCGACTCAACGCTGGCTTCGGCTGGATCGAACATCCGGATTCTGCGCGCGTGGGTGGGGCAGCAGGCGTCCGAGACTTCGGATCAGCTCGGGATCATGATCGCGGTCAAGGCGTCGGCCTTCGGTACGTACACCTCCACCACCCCGGTCAATCACTTCCCCGGAGGTGCCACCAGTCTCGTGGGCGGTACGGCTGGCGCGGAGGGCACCTGCGGTACTGACGCCAGCGCCGAGGGGGCCGGAACAGTCACCCCGATCATCTACGACGGCTTCAACAACC